AAAGGTATTTGCAATCTATGATAGCCTACGCCTGAGTCCTTCTCGTTAATGTATATTATTTTAACCATTCTTTAAGGTGTTGTCTATATTCTTTTATAGCGTGTCTTACTGATGTGTAAGGTATACCGATATCTCTGCTTAATTGTTTTGTGTTAACTCCAGTTATGATAAGCTCGTTTAAAAGTCTTGAGTGATAAAAGTATTTGTTGTTTTGGTCTAACATATCCTGCTCAATTTTCTTAACCACCTTTTCAGTATCGATGAACTCTTCGTCTAAATCGTGGGCATCGTAATCCTTAACATCAAATATCGGTAGTGATTGTTTATTTTGATAGTGATTCTCAATGTAGATTTTGCCTTTGTCATCGTCAAAATTCTCAACTAAAACTAAATTCTCTCTATTACCAAACTTCTTTCTAAATGCAGTCCAATTGCAATGGCTAACTTGAAATTTAAGAATCTGCAAAGCGTAAGGGGTTAGATAATTGTTCTCTGCAATGGTTTCTTTCTTGTGGTCGGGCAGTTCTAAAAGTATAGATAAGACTTCTGACTTTAGTTCTTGGTGGTTATTATGTCCGTACTTCCTACAATAATCGTTGAAAATCTTTGAGTCATTAAACTCACAAAGTAGTATATTGAACTTCTCACTCAATGTATTTTCTCAAGTGTTCGGGATAGGTGGCTAACATCATACACCGTTCAAGCTCTACATAAGTCACAGTCACTACCGTTGTGTAATTAGGTCGATGTATCCAAAACTCAACCTTTTCAGGTTTTCTATTCCTTGAACATCCGCCCTCTTTTTTGGCGATTTTCTCAACTAAGTTGTCGATATAATTGTTTATCAACTCTGACATTTATTTTACAATATTAAATTTTAAATTTGAAAAAACCTAATTATTTTTAAATGAGGTCTTTTATCTTTTGTTTATAAACTGTTTTTAGCTCGTCTATTTCAGGTATGCTTAAATGTATTGGGATATGTCTTGAACTCTCCAAAGCCTCAACTCTTTCAACTCCTATCTTGTGTATTAAATGGAATCGGTAAGCGTGGTAATTGCCTGACTTATTAACATTGCAATAATTTGAACATTGTTTGTGAACATTGTCTTCATTAAATCTGAGTGCAGGGCTTTCGCTAACTGCGATATAATGGCCAGCATCATACTTTACATTTGAAATAGTCCGACAACTTATGCAAGGTTCTTGAGAATCTCTTAAGCGAATGTACTTGTTAAAAATAGTTTGAAGCTCTTTGAGGTGTTGGCTCTTGGTCTTCATTCTCTCCTTTTTAACTTTGTTTTCAGCCTTGACAACCTTTGCAATCTTGCCTCTACTATAAGCCAAAGCGCAGGAATAAGAGCAGGTAACCATTAAAGCCCGTACAGGCTCAAATTTATTGAAACATATTTTGCAAGTCTTCATTTTGTATTGTGTTTAGTTCTGCAATCTTAGTTAAAATAATTTCATACTTCGCCTTGTAAACTTTATCATACTGCATATTGTCTTCGTGCATACTGATGCTATGAATCAGAGTACTATGGTCATGGTTTGTTTCTAAAGTCCCTGCAATCTTTTTTAAAGACATCAAAGTATTATGTCTTACCCAATAGTAATACATTGACCTTGAATCTACAACATCCCTTTGTCTTATGCTCACATCAATATCAACTCCTAATTCATTATTTATAATGTCCTTTACTCTTTGCAAGTCCGTTGGTAATTCTATTCTTTTTGGGCGTTCTATTTTAGCGGTTAAAAGCTTGTTTTCGTTTAGTTGTTTAGTGTATCTAATCTTTAAATTTTCGTGGTCATTTAAAAGTCGATTGTATAATCGTTTATACTGGCTTTCGGTGTACTGTTTTGAATCCGTTGCGGTTGTCATTGTTGTATGTTGTTTTTTTATAATGTATCTTTAAATGTTTGTTTGCCCTTTTCAAATTGTAGTCTTATAAATCCAGTCTCTCCGTTTCGATGCTTCAAATATAATACTTTTATTAATGGATTATCACTTTCAGGTTCTTCGTTGTGTAATGCAATAACAATATCAGCATCTTGCTCAATAGCTCCACTCTCTCGTAAGTCGCTTAATCTTGGTTCTCCGTTTCTCTTTTCGACATCTCTGCTCAACTGTGCCAGTGCAATGATTGGAATATCTAACTCTTTAGCCATTGCCTTTAAAGTTCTTGAAATAGTGCTTATTTCTTGCTCTCGGTTGCCCTTTCCGTAAACAGTCATTAACTGAAGATAGTCAACAAACGCCGCTTTGATTCCCCATTTCTTTTTTGCCTTGCGTACTTTTTCTTTAAAGTCTAATAAGTTTAAGGATGCAGTATCGTCAACATACAAAGGTAGATTAAAATCAGTGCTTAATAAAGTCTTCCAATTACCCTCATGAATCTCTGCCTTAGTTAAGTAGTTTGAATAGATGCCAGTCATTGAACTGATAACCCTCATGGCTAATTGTTCAGTTGACATCTCAAGACTAAAGAACGCTACTGGTATATTTTGTTTTGCTAAGTTAACGGCTAAGTTCAAAGCGAATGCAGTCTTGCCCGTTGCAGGTCTTGCTGAGATAATTACAAGGTCAGGACTATGCCAACCGTTTGAAATAGCATTTAACCTGGCAAACCCCGTGTCTAAACCTACTATCTTATTACCACTTAGTTGCATAGTTTCAATTTTCTTAATCATTTCGTAAGCTACTGTTTTAAACTCTGTAAAATCCTTTGAGTTTTTAATGCTAAAAGTTTCAATTTCAGTATTTATTTTTTGTATAGTCTGAAAAACATCATTATCAGTATTGTTTATCTCACTTATACTTCTTTGGCAAAGCATCATTAATTCTCTGCTGATGTACTTTTGAATTAAGATTGAGCAATGGTATTCTAAGTTCGCTTTTGATGCTACTTTAGAAGTAATTTCAACTAACTCATTAAGTAATTTACCGCCAGTCTTTTCGTTTACCGATAACAAGTCAGTAGGTTTGTTTTGTTCTGCAAGTTCTAATATTGCTTTTAAAATAACTTTATTAGCCTGGTCAAACATCATATCAGGTGTAACGGTGCATCTACTTAAAGAAGTAGTATCAATCATTAGCACTCCGATAACTGCGTGTTCTATGTCTATTGCGTTGTTCATCTTGGTTTGTATTCTTTAAGGTTGTTTGTTTTAGGTTCTAATATTTGTTCTTGTTTTAATTGAAATACTCCTGCCCAATTATTTTTAATTGATTGTTCTAAAATTAAAATTTGTTTAGGCTCATCTCCAGGGGCAAAGTTATTCAAATCTTTTTTAATTAATTCCATTGCTAAATCGGTTGCAGGTTTTTTAATTTTTACCCTCATGTCTAAATAACTTTCAAAGGTTAAATCAAACAAAGTTTTTGGCTCTTTTTCTTTGTCCTTATCCTTGTCTTTATCTTTATCTTTATCCATAGCACCTTTTAAGGGGCTTCTAAGGGGCTTAATTTTATATTTATTTAATATGTCTAAAACTGATTTATGAACTCTATTATCAGGATTTAATTGACCATATTGAAACTCTACAAAATCAAAAATAAACCACTTATTGCCGTTGTCAATTACTTGGATTTGTTCTTTAAAAAGTTGTTTAGCAATTTCAAAATCTAAACTTTTATCTACTCTAATTTTAGCAACATCTTCATCAACTTGCCATACTCCAGCATGGTCGCAATCATCCAAAATATAAAACCAAAGGAGCTTGTAAGGAGCATCTAAGCCCCTTACAAATGGTTTCTTCCATTTCTCCGTATCAGTTAATCTTTTTGCCATAATATTATTTAAAATAAAGATTCTTGTTTGATTTTATTTTTATACCTTACCGTCGCTTCTTGTAAGTTTAATTTAGCTTGTTTAAAGTAGCTATCTTTTAGTTCAATACCTATTGCTTTTCTACCCATTGAAACTGGGCTAAATACTTCACTACCTACACCCATAAAAGGCGTTAAAACAACTTCATTAGGATTTGAGTATAATTCAACAATCCTATCAATTACATCTAATTGTAATGGGTGTACGTGCTTTTCGTCATCCTCTTCTTTGCTATCTCTAAATGGTAACACATTATCTATTCTAATGTCATCCCAAACACTTGAAGCGTATCTTTGCCAAATGTAGTGATTAAGTTTAGTAATCTTATCGCTTTCGTTGGTATTGTTTAGCCTTTCCCAAAGTTCAACTTCATTTAAGTTTGAATTATTTGCATTATTCCAAGCCCTTAAAATGTTTGGCAAAATAGGCGTTTCACCTGCATAATCATTTATGCCGAATGGGTGTGTTACTGGCACTTGGTTTTCGCCTTTTTTAGTAAATACTAAAACATAGTCAGGCATTGCAGTAAAACATTTAGTCGAATCCTCAACTATAAATTTGTGCATTAAAGATTGAACCATTGTTCTCATACGAACTTTTAAAGGTTCTTTCCAAATAGTAATTCTATTGCGATACTCAAATCCATACTTAGTATGTATTCTTATAATCTCATTAGGAAAGTCCCAAAGTCTGCAAGTATTATCAAATACATCCGTACAATGCACGGCAGTAATACGCCCTTTTTTAGTAACTCTTGCAATCTCAGCTACTAAAAATTCATATTGATTTAAAAACTGTTCTTTGCTTTCGCAATTACTAAAGTCATTTTCAGAGCTTGAATAATTGTATAACCCTGCAAACGGGGGGCTATAAACACTTAGGTCAATACTTTCATCGCCTAAAGTGGGCATAACTAACATACAATCTGAATTGTATATTGCGTAGTTGTCTGTGACTAATTGGTCTTTTACTTTGTTTTCCATGTTAAATAAATGTTGGTTTGATTATTTCTTTGTTAAATTCTTTTGTAATGTTTGTAAAACTTCTGTTTACGTTTTCGGTTAAGTTTTTATGTAACTGTATCGCCTTTTCTGTTTTTTGTTGTAAGGCTTCTAATACTCTTGTTTGACCATCAGATACTACCATTTCAATAGTAACATCACTTTTTTGCCCAAATCTCCAAAACCGTCTAATAGCTTGGTAGTATTGCTCATAGCTCCATGTAGGGAAAAATACTGAATGATTGCAATGTTGCCAGTTTAAACCCATTGAAGTCATTTTTGCTTTAGTAATTAGTCTTTTAATTTCGCCATTAGCAAACGCTAAAAGTATTTCTTCTTTTTTCTCAATAGATTGGCTACCTATTATTTCAACTGAATCTTTGTCTAAGGACTTTAATATAGAGCTTTCATTGTTAGTATTACACCAATATACCGAAGTCTTGTCCTGAGCCAATTCAATAGCCTTAAAACATCTTTTCTCTTCTGTTTGCTTTTGCTCATGTCTAACTTCAGTCATTGACTTTGCAATAGGGGTAAACATTTGAACCTGCCCATTAATATCTATTAAACTTTGGTTTTTAACAATATGTCTATTAACTATCAGTTCAGGCAAATTATATCTTTCATTTGAGAACCCTAAATCACTTGGCATTTTACACATAATAGCCCATTGGTTAACCCATGCAAAAAAGTCCTTTTCTGCGTGTGGTTTTAAATAAAATTTTTCGCCAATGTTTCTATTATTTGAATCTACTGAGTTTTGATTATTTTTAAAAAACTTACCAAGCATATCCATATATCCCATGTATCCCAAAGCTTCTGAACTCGTTCCTAATTCTATAAAATCGTTAGGGCTTGGAGTTGCAGTACTTAAAAATCTATAAGGTATCTTTTTTACAAATGAGGTAACTGCTGATTTTATTTTGCCGTCAAAGTTTTTTAGGATTGAACTCTCGTCTAAAATAACTCCTACAAAATCATTCTCATTAAAGTAATGTAACCGCTCGTAATTGCAAATAACTATCTTCTTAGTATGTTTGCCGTCTTTAGAATATTCAATGTCATCTATACCCAATTTCTGAGCTTCTAAAATAAATTGAAATGCAACTGCTAATGGTGTAAGTATTAAAACTTTCTTATTAGTATGTTGAATAATGTTTTTTGCAATGGATAACTGAATAAGTGTTTTACCTAATCCAGTGTCAGCAAATACGGCAATACGCCCCTTTTTAATTGATTTTTCAATGATAAACTTTTGAAAGTCAAAGGCAATGTCAGGAATGTAATTTGCCTTAAATCCAAAGTCCCCGATCGAATGTTTTTTGTTTTCGATAAATTCTAAATATTGTTTGTTCATTATGTTGTATAAAAAAAGCCACAACCCGTAGAGTTGGTGAAGCAATCTCTACTGGTGTGACTAATATCTTTGTTATTTAATTGATGGTCTTCACCCCATCATAACGGT